ACATGAAAATTCAAATAATATTTGTTTTATTAAAATAGATACTGAAGGAACTGAGCTTGATGTTTTGAACGGAGCTAAAAAAACTATAGACAAGCATGATCCACATCTAATGATTGAAATATATCCAAAGTTTAATAAGTATCCGGTTGATACAACTTTTAAATTCTGTTTTGATCGTGGATACACTTGTTTCTATAACCATAGAGGTCAAGGATTAAAACCTGTAAAAGATATTGAGCATGGGGTAAAGATAGCTTTAACTATGCCAGAGATAACTGATGGAGACTTTTTGTTTTTAAATGGCAATAGAGCTTAAAAATAGTGTGTTTATACACGTCCCTAAAACTGGCGGACGTTGGATAAAACAAATGTTGTTGACATATGTTAAACAATCTAGACCTGTGGGTGATGCCGTATATGATTCGCACAACACTCCAGACGTTCGAGTCAAACAACCCTTTGCTTTTCTTAGACATCCCATGACATTTGTGCATAGTCTATTTCATCATCGTGCTAGAAAAAAGTCTAACACTAGAGGTCATCAGTGGAATTGGCAAGATGATTTAAGATTAGAAAAAGAATGTAAAGCTGAAGATTACGAAACATTTCTAACCAAGGTGATAAACAATAAAAATGTTGTTAGAGACTACTACGATCATTACACACTTAATCATTATCACAATATAGACTTTGGTTATATGGAACGATTGTGTGAAGACTTGATTATGCTTATAGATGGATACAAAGAACACTTTGATGAGCCTGCAATACGCATGCATAAAAAATTAATTGTTGGTGGCCGAGATGCAAGCGGCCCGATAACTGTACAAGAGGCGATGATTAAACAAGAATACTTAGATGCTATGTATGAGTCAGAAAAAGAATTGTTTGAAAGGCATCCTATATGGACCCCGTAATAGATTATTTACGA